ACAAACTATGACGCACAGGCGACCAGTGCGACATTGACCAACTCACCAACAATTGAGACTTATCAGACGCTTGACGGTAAGGCTTACAAGCGAATTGACGATCAGTGGACATTTGACGTTGAAATGCTTGCAGACTGGGGTGCGACTAGTTCATTGTGCGAAGCACTATGGGCAGCGTCAGAATCAGCACCAAACACAGCGTTAGCAGTATCATTGACAGCGGTGACAGGCGCGGTTTTTGCCTTCACAGTTATGCCAATTTATCCAAGCGTGGGTGGTTCAGCACCTGACGCACAGACCGTTTCCATGTCATTTGTTGTCGTGGGCGCAGTTACCGAAACATTTAGTTAAACCAAACCAATCGGGAGACAAAATGAAGTTACCAATAACAATTGAATACAACAACGGCAACCAAATCACTTACACGGCGGCACCGCCCGAATGGGTGAAATGGGAAAAAAGCACTGGTCACACGATCAGCCAAGCACAGGAAAAAATCGGAATTTCCGATTTGGTATTTCTTGCGTATCACGCTATGAAGCGAGAAGCAGCTGGTAAGCCAGTTAAGCCAATCGAAGTGTGGACGGAAACAATCGCTGAAGTCATAGTCGGTGAAACAAACCCAAAAGTTACGCAGTCGGAAGCCTTAACCGAATAGTTTGGGAGATAGCCCTGGCAACGGGGCTATCACCAAGCGAATTTGAAAGTGCCGAAGACATTTTGACGGTCATTGAGATTTTGGAAAGGCGGGCAAATGACAACTGACGGAATCAGTTATGACAAAAATGAATTGCGCGCCATTGTTCGATCTTTTAAGGCAATGGACGACGAAGCATTGTCCCAGGCAAAAGAAGCAACCAGCGAATTAGCAACTTACGTCCAAGGCAAAATTAAACAAACCGCCGCAAGCCGCACGCGCAACCTGGTTGATAACCGAGTCGCCGACGGTTCAAAGGTTTCAAAGTCTTCAAAGGTTGGCGAAATCTCATTTGGTTACGCGGGGCAAAAATTAAGTGGTGGCGCAACGACTCAACAAATTTGGGGCGGCGTTGAATTTGGTTCAAACAAATACAAGCAATTTCCAGTGTGGTCAGGTCGTGAAGGTCGCGGTTCACGCGGTTGGTTTATTTATCCAACACTTCGAAGCGTGCAACCTGAGATCATTAAAAAATGGGAAGAATCGTTTTCAAAAATAGTTAAGGAATACAACTAATGGCTGGCAGTCGTACCCTTAAACTTTCGATTCTTGGCGACGTTGACAATCTCAACAAATCGCTAAAATCTGCAACCCAAGACGTTGACACGTTTGGCGACAAGATCAGCAAGACTGGCAAAATGATTGGCGCAGCCTTCGTTGCCGCCGCTGCCGCCGCTGGTGCTTATGCCGTCAAAATAGGCATTGACGGTGTCAAAGCCGCCATTGAAGATGAGAAGGCACAGACACAGTTGGCATTGGCGTTAGAGAACGCCACAGGGGCAACAACAGCCCAAATTGCAGCAACTGAACAATCTATTCTAAAAATGTCGCTGGCAACTGGTGTTGCTGACGACCAACTACGTCCAGCACTGGGACGCCTGGTTCGATCAACGGGCGACATAACAAAGGCGCAAGATTTACTTTCAACCGCACTTGACGTTTCAACTGCAACAGGCAAACCGCTTGAAACCGTGGCAAATGCGTTGGGTAAGGCATACGACGGAAACACTGCCGCGCTCGGCAAATTAGGCATTGGGCTTTCATCAGCCGAATTAAAAACAATGAAATTCACTGACGTCCAAGACAAACTTTCAGATTTATTTGGCGGCGCAGCTGCTCGAAACGCTGACACTTATGCGGGACGAATCGCACGCATGCAGGTTGCCTTTGACGAAGCCAAAGAAACAATTGGTTTTGCGTTGTTGCCTATTCTTGAAAAAGTTATAAATTTCATCAACCAAAATGCATTGCCAGCAATTAACGCATTTTCAAATGCTTTCAGTTTGGGCGGCGGTGGTTTGGGCGGCGTTATCACAAACGTCGGCAACATCATCACCAGTGTTTTCACACCAATCATCAACGGCATGATCAAGGCGTTTGGTTACGTCAAAGACGCAATTGGTGACAACCTTGATACATTCAAAACTTTCGGGGCATACATTGCGACTTATTTGGCACCGGTGATTGGTACCGTTTTGGGCGGTGCTTTACAGGTTGCAGGCAAAATTGCAGGAACCGTTATTGACGTCATTGCTGGTGTTATTAGCGTTTTGAACGGTTTAATTTCCGGGGCAATTGCTGGAATCAACGGTTTAATTTCTGCTTACAATTTTGCAAACAACATTTTTGGTGGAAAAGACATTGCAAAAATTAGTGCGCCTTCAATAAACATTCCAAAAACTTCAACGCCTTCAACTAGCGTGCCAACAATTCCAACAATTTCAGTGCCTTCAGGTGGCGGGAACACATCAAGCGGTGGCGGTGTTTCAACGGCTGCAAAGGTTGCTGCAACCGCTGCCGCTGCGACGAACGTCGTTGCAGGTTCATTCAACGCTGGTTCATTCCGTCAGGCTGAAGCGGCTTCAATGGGGACGACAATTAACCTGACCGTGACTGGTGCATTTGATAAGGAAGGCACTGCCCGCACAATTGTGGACACTTTAAACAATTCCTACTATCGCGGCACAGGTGGCGCAACTAACCTGCAAATAGCATGACGCAATGGAATCCTGTTTGGCTGGTTGAAATTGACGGCGTTGAATACACCGACGCCATTTTGGCAAATCTAACCATTCGAAGCGGTCGAACAAACATTTATGAGCAAGCCCAAGCGGGCTATGCCAACATTCAGTTGATTGACCTTGACCAGGCAACAATTCCAATTTCGATCAACTCAACGATTTCAATTCAGGTCAAAAACACTTCCAACGCATTTGTTCCAATTTTTGGCGGAAACGTTGTTGACATTGGTTTGGAAGTGCGTGACGTAGGTTCAACCATGTTCACGCAGACTTATTCAATCACCGCATTGGGCGCATTGGCGCGTTTGCCTAAATCGCTGACAAATGGCGTTCTTTCAAAAGATTTCGACGGAAATCAGATTTATACGATTCTTTCAGATTTGTTGTTGAACACTTGGGCTGAAGTCCCAGGGGCATTGACGTGGGCAACCTATGACCCAACGACAACATGGGCAGGGGCTGAAAACATTGGGCTTGGCGAAATTGACCAACCAGGTGACTATGAATTGGCAGCACGCACGTCAGACCGAACAGACGATTATTCATTGGTTTCAGCATTTGCTACATCAGGGCTTGGGTACATTTACGAGGACGCGCAAGGGCGCATTTCATACGCTGACGCTACGCACCGCAGCCTTTACCTTTCAGACAACGGTTACGTTCAACTAACCGCTAACCAAGCCCGTGCAGCAGGCTTGCGCACTGAAACCCGTGCAGGCGACGTTCGGAACAACTTAACGATCAAATACGGGGCAACCAGTAGCAGTGAACGAAGCGCAAGCAATGCCGCGTCAATTCTTGCTTACGGCACACTTTCGCAGATCATCACGACAACATTGCACAATGCAGCTGACGCAACCGCCCAAGCCAATTTTTACCTGGCACTTCGTAAAGACCCGCAACCAATCTTTAGTGAGATCACATACGATTTGACCAACCCTGAAGTGGACAATTCTGACCGTGACAATCTAATCAGTGTTTTCATGGGCATGCCCGTGGCGATCAGCGACCTACCTGCAAACATGGGTTCAATCTTTCAGGGCTTCGTCGAAGGCTGGTCCTTCCAAGCGGGCTACAACACCCTTTCGGTTTCGTTGCTGGTGTCACCAGTGGCGTATTCATTGCAGGCATTGCAGTGGAACGAAATTTCCAACACATTTACTTGGTCGGGCGTGTCGCCAACGCTTGACTGGGCAAATGCGACAATAGTCACTTAACAAGGAGAAGAACCTATGACGAACCCGACAACGCCGTTTAGTTGGCAAATGCCGACTTCGACCGATTTGGTCACGGATTTACCAGCAGACTTTGCAGTTTTTGGACAGGCAGTTGCAACGTCAATGGCTGATTTGCTTGGTGGCACAACTGGTCAGGTTTTGTCTAAGGCGTCAAATACTGACATGGACTTCACATGGGTTGCACAGGACGATTCAAACGCAATCCAAAATGCAATTGTTGACGCTAAAGGTGATTTGATTGCAGCAAGCGCAGCTGATACACCAGCCCGCCTAGCAGTAGGCAACAATGGCGAAACGCTTGTAGCAGATAGTTCCACTTCAACAGGCTTGCGCTATCAAGGCAATTTTGCAGCAGGTAAGAATAAAATCATCAACGGTGATTTTGGCATTTGGCAACGAGGCACAACATTTTCATCGTCAGGTGCTTACACATCAGATAGGTGGCAACTAAATTTTAACGGTTCAGGTGCTACTCGCGCAGTTACACGCCAAACGTTTACGGCTGGAACAGCACCAGTTGCAGGATACGAAGGCACTTATTTCCTACGCTACGACCAATCGGTAGCAGGAACAGGCGGCGGATACAATCAAGTTTTTCAGCCTGTTGAAGACGTCCGCACTTTTGCAGGTCAAACAGTTACATTTTCATTTTGGGCTAAAGCCTCTGCAACTGTAACCTTGCCCTATTTGGCTTTTGAGCAAGTTTTTGGTTCAGGTGGTTCAGGTGACGTTGGAACAACATTATCCACAACAACATCACTAACAACATCTTGGACACGATACTCATTTACTGCAACTGTTCCGTCAATTTCAGGAAAGACAATAGGAACAAACAGTTACTTAAAAGTAATTCTTGGCGTACCTACAAACTCAACTTTTACCATTGACTTTTGGGGCGTACAACTAGAAGCGTCAAATACTGCTACGGCTTTTCAAACTGCAACAGGAACACTTCAAGGAGAATTAGCCGCTTGTCAAAGGTATTATACAAAGTCTTATAATTTAGACATTGTTCCTGGAACTGCGACTAATTATCTTGGAGGATTACAGCAGCAAACTCCAAATGTGATTAACTTTGGAATTATGGGTTACATAACTTTTCCAAGTAAAATGCGCACCTCTCCAACTGTTACATTTTATAGCCGACAATCAGGAACAGCAGGCATTGTAGATAATTTGGCAGGTGCCGACCACGCTGCTAATAGTGGAATTGCCTTATCTGCTGGACAAAACGGAGTTACTATTCAAAATCAATCAGGCGGAACTCTTACAGTTTCTTACAATGGCGTTGGTTTCCACTATGTAGCAAGTGCGGAGTTATAAAATGAAATACACTTACGAAATAATTGAGACAGATTTAGGCAAAGTATTGCTTCGTTCAGACGGGGCTTCAATTCCTTTTGATGAGTCGAATTCAGACTACCAACGCTATCTAAACCCAGAAGCGGAACAATCCACACCAATGGTTGCTGACGAATGACTTACCCGCAAGGCACAAACGCCAGGTTGATCGAAGTCGCAGCAGCTGAAATTGGAACAATCGAAGAAGGCGACAATCTGACAAAGTACGGCAAATTTACAAAAGCCGACGGTTTGCCTTGGTGTGGTTCTTTTGTCAATTGGTGTGCAAATGAAGCAGGCGTCAAGATTCATTCAGTTGTTAGCACTGCAATTGGCGCACATAAATTCAAGGAAATCCAACGCTGGTCAGGCATGCCACAGTTAGGTTATTTGGCTTTCATGGATTTTCCACATGACGGCGTTGATCGCATTTCACACATTGGAATTGTTGTTGGACTAATTGACGCCAAAACTTGTTTGACAATTGAAGGCAACACCAGTGGGACAGGTGACCAGCGCAATGGCGGCATGGTCATGGTCAAGGTTCGTTCATACGGAGAAGGTAAGGAGATCGTCGGTTTTGGCATACCAAAATTTGTGCCATACAAAGGCGAATTTCCTGCGATCGAAATACCAAAATCGGGAGCAACACCGACAAAGGAGAAGACAAAAAAATGGACAAAGCCAAAGCCTTAGCAGCCTCATGGGCACGCTCATTCATGGCAGCAGCACTTGCGTTATACATGGCAGGCGTGCAAGACCCCAAGACCCTAGCAATGGCGGGTGTCGCAGCGGTTGCACCAGTCATTTTGCGCTGGTTGAATCCGTCAGATAAAAGTTTCGGGTTAACGGGGAAGTGACCCGAAGACTTGCAGCCGTGGGCTTAGCGTTGGGCATTTCGCTAAGTCTCACGGCGTGCGGGTATCAGGGTTGGACACGTTATGAGTGCCAAGAATTTGAAAACT